TTTGCCCCAAAAATAGATTGTTTTCGGTATAATAATGGCACAAAACAAGACCATACCACTCGAACCCGTGATGCAACTTGATGAAACTTGCATCCCATACCTTGTGCAGAAACTTTCCGAGTTGACACAAGGACTGCATATCATTGATGAAGATGTAGTACAGGATATACGTGAAGAGTGGGAGGTAGTGCATAATGAGAATGTCCTATTTTCTCAGAAAGGAGGACAAACCGATATGCTATGTTCCTTTGCCGATATATCAATCATTGGTGGAGGCCGTGGAGGTGGAAAGTCATATGTACTACTAATGAACGCTCTTTACGATATTACCAATCCACACCTTAGAGCAATCATATTCCGTAAAGAGCTGGATGATTTGTCTGATATTATTGATACATCGGAAGAAATCTATAAGGAATTTGGTACATACAACCGAGCCAAAAACGATATGACTTGGAACTTCTATAGTGGCGGTTGGCTTACCTTCTCGTTTCACGATATGGAATATGCCGACTTCCACGATAGATACCAAGGTAAGCAGTACCCATACATCGCAGTGGACGAGGTTACACAGATGTCCTACAAGAAGTTCAAGGTGCTTACGATGTCAAACCGTAACGCATACGGCATCCGCAATCGTATCGTAGGCTCTTGTAACCCCGACCCAGATTCTTGGGTTGCCAAGTTTATTGAGTGGTGGATTGACCAAGAGACAGGATTACCTATACTGGAGCGTTGCGGTAAGATACGCTACTGCTTTATGGATGGTGACGATGTTACTCAGATTGTATGGGGTGATACTAAGGAAGAGGTGTTTGAGAAGTGTAAAGAAACTCTTATGCACTATTGGAAACCTGAGTTTGAGCGTTACGGCACACCACAAGACCTATTCATTAAGTCCGTTACATTTATCCCTGCATCGCTTGCTGATAACGTTGCTCTTATGTCCTCAGACCCTTCTTATCTGGCTAACCTTATCGGACAGGATGAAGAGACTCGCGCCCGCTTCTTGGATGGAAACTGGAAATACAAGGCTGCTGGTCACGACCTTATCAAGATAGAGCATATAGAGAAGTTCTACGACAATGCAGAGCAAATGGATGATAACGTTAGACGTGTTACCTGTGATGCTGCATTTGACGGAGGCGATAAGTGCGTATTCTGGCTCTGGATAGGAAACCACATCGCGGATATTGCTGTTTGCTCAAAAGATTCAAAGGGTACACTTGAATTTGCCAAAGGATTGCTTGAACGATGGAGAGTCCGCGAAGAGAATTTTGCCTACGACCTTATCGGTGTAGGACAGATATTCAAGGGATTCTTCCCCAAGGCTATTCCGTTTAACGCAAAAGAGGCAGTCAATGAAAAGTTCAAGGGTATGTACTACAATATCAAGGCGCAAGCGTTTCAGTACTTTGCCGACCACATCAAGGATGGTACATATTCTATTGCCCCAGACCTGTTAGACAGAAAGTTTAGCGGTAAGGGTTATAAGAATAAGACTCTGAAAGAGATTCTGAATGAAGAAAGGCGTTGTGTCCGTTTCCGTGAAGATGACCCCACAAGAGTTATCGACAAGGTTAAGACAATGAAGAAGCTGATACATCGTTCACCTGACTTCATCGAGGGTGCAGTGATACGCGAGATATTCAATATCAAACAGATACACCATAAGCCAAAGAACTTAGGGCTTCTTGGTGGTGTAGACAAGCGTATGAGACGCAGAATGAATTGTTACACAGAAAAGTTAAACTTCGGAGGCAGAAGATGGTAGGAAAAACCTGCTGTACGCCTACCCTCCACAAAACTTCGATATATTATGGCAGTAAGAGAGCTTTTAACAAAACAGCCGTTCTACAGACTGGTAAATGGTGGTAGAGAGGCACAAACGTACAATAAGCCGCAGTACGTTGACCAGATGAAATATACGGAACGTAGGCTTATGGGTAGTATTATGACTCAGACTGACTATCTGGAAGAGTATTATCCCTTCTCGCATAGAGTTATGTCTGACTTCTATTTTCCTGAGTTCTACAACTACTCTAAGGAGGTTGACGAAGAAACAGGTAAGGAAGAGATTAAGTTCCATCGCGAAGAGACGTTTAGAATCGGCTCTACACTCCAATGCGTTATTACGGTACAGCAGCTCGTTCATCTTTGCGGAAACGATGTGCATTGGGAGTTGACAGACGAAACGATTAAATCGCGTACAGAAGAGCTTTACAAACAATACAAGAAAGGCTGGCTGAGAAAGAATATGGAGATAGCTTTTTATGAGTTGGCCAACAGCGTGAAGATTACAGCCGATGGTGCAACCGTATTCTATATGGATAACGGCAAGCTCGGTTGGCGCACGTTATCATTCATAAAAGGTGATACTCTATACCCACACTACGACCCGATTACAGGCAGAATGAATAAGTTTGCCCGCAAGTTCTCTTCTTACGATGAAGAGGGTAAGGAAGTGACCGTATGGGTAGAGGTTTGGGACGATAAGTATCTTACTCGCTATAAACAGGCCAAGGTCGGCATCAAAGGCGTAACAAACAAGGTTAAGGATTATCTTGGTTTCGAGGGCTTTGAGGTTGTGTTTAGAGGTGAACACGGCTTTTCGCGCATACCTATAGTATATATGCGTGACAAAGACAATGGTACAGCTTGGAACAACGTACAGATGCTCATTGATGACTATGAGGTTGCTCTTTCGTACTTTGCCAAGAACAACGCTGGTACTGCATTGCCCGCATACAAGATGAAAGGTGATGATATTGATATTGAAGGAGACCCACTTGGACGTATCAGAGCCTTTACGATGGGTAAGGACGATGACGTATCTATTATCCAACCACAAGGCTTGTCTGAGAACTACACCAAGTATGTTGACTATCTGCTTACAGAGATATTCCAAGGCGGATTCATTGTTAAGCATCCTGAATTAAAGTCTGGTGATACTCCTACAGGTACGATGAAACTCTACTACGCACCATCGCTTGATAAGGCAGAGCTTGAATGTAGAGACTATCAAAAGACCATTACCGATATGCAGTCACTCTTCTGTGAAGGTTACGGTATTCAGGAAGGTATGATTACTGAGTTCTTGGATTTGAACGACAGATTGTATGGTTACAACGTTCCGTTCATCCACGAAAATAACAGTAGCTTGATTGCCGACCTGGTAGCTTCTAAGAACGCTGGTATTCTCTCGGCTGAGACTGCTACAGAGTATAACCCATACTCTAATACAGGTGAGTACCAACGCCTGACAGCAGAACAGAAACAGCAGCAGCAAGCAGATAGACTCTATCAGTTGAAAGCGGCCAGAGCTACAGCACAGCAATAAAAAAAAAGGAGGGTTAAACGCCCTCCTTCTTTCTTTTATCATACTTTCGTATCTTACCCCATTTGTCGGTATTAGTACTACCATCTGATTTATCGAAGTAATGCAAGAACACCCTTGCAGCACCAAGCGAGGTAACATTTACACAGCTTTCGTGTCTCAGATAGATAGTGGCCGCACAGAAGTTCCTTGCAACGACCTTGCCAGTACACTTACCCAAGAATACATAGAAGCCACTCTTAGCCTCAACATCAACCTCTTCATCGAGGTAAATATTATGCTTATGCAGCAACTCTTTGTCGAAATGCTTGCGTATAAACTCCAGTGAAGGCCAGTCGCGTTCCTGTACGAAGTCAAAACCTCGGATATAACGCTCCAGACAATCATCAAGTGTATCATCATCGCCCCACTCATTAAACCATTGGTCACATAAGCCTTGCATACGTGCCATTTCGCGTAACGTGATATTCAGTTCTTTTTCTGTCATAACTACTTGTTTTTAACCTTAACTGCAACATCGGATTTAGCATTTTTGCCCAAAATGTCGGTTATAGACAAATTTTTTGCACCGCTTTCGTCCTCACCGTGTCTTTCCTTCCAATCCTCGGCAGCTTCTTTAAGAGCTTTCTTGTCTGCTGCTGTATCATCAAACTCGCCCTTCTTGCGCTTTTTCTTCTCTTCCTTTTTCTTCTTGTGATTGCCGTAGTCAACAACGGACACATCGGCTGCAAGAAGTTCAAGCTGTGCGGTAGTCAGTACCCAATTAACATAGTACATCATTCCGCTTATCGGTATGCCAAGGAATTTCAGTGGGCTGGTATCAATGCCGTGCTTCTGGGCTATTTCCCATCGTTGGCCATACGTAGTTCTTGAAGGATATGCTCTACTTCCCTCTTCGTCATCTGTTTCTTCGTTGTCTTTAACGCGATTAGTAATCCCATAGCGTTCAAGTATGCTTGTGCTTCCACTTTGGCCGTTTTTTTTTGAGCCACCTCGAAAAGCGGAGTCAGCTCAATGGTGGAATACTGGCGGATATAGTAATACCAACGCCACACAAACGGAAAGAGTAGGTGACACCTCCAGAAGCTATTGAGACGGATAAGGGCAGCACACTTTGCCATAACCTTATTCTCGTCACCATCGCGTTCAATGAGACTTGAAATCCAGTCAGTAACGGCAGGGTGAAGCCAGCGCACCTTTAGCTTGTGACCTCTAACCTCCACAATATCGTAACTATTCTCCATAACGTCCAGAAGGGCTTGTTCGTCCTCTCTGGTAACGTCCTTAACGACTTTTTCTTCTTTCTTTTCCATAATTCGTTATTTAGATTCTGTCTACATAAGAATATACTATAAAACATTTGCAATTTTTGTGTAGGGGCACTATATGCTCCGTATCATCAATAGGGTGGAATGAATCAGCAGCCGACTGACAAATATCACACGGATATGAAGAGCCTCGCACAACGTGATAACCCTTCGCGCCCTTCTCTTTGGCATCCTCATACTGCCACCAAGTCCAAGCATCTGCAATAGCATAGCCCAACATCGTCTGCAAAGCACCAAGTGAAGAAATCTCTACGCCCTTACCGTAGTGCGCTTCCTCGAAATCAGATATATCAGCATCAATCTCACCTCGGTTAATCTTCTCGCGGACAGCTACAAGCACCTCGTTCTGCCAAGGGTGTTCAAAGTTAGCCTTGATAGATGATAAAAGCGAGGTTTCGTTCCATCCAAGCAGCCTACCAGCCGTATAGACCGCAAACACCTCATTAAATAAGGTATGGCAGCGTTTGTTTACACGGCCTTCAAGGGTATCGCCATTGCGCTCACCAAGCATATAGAGTAGGATAGCATCGCGTTTATCCTCTCTCTCGTCAATAGCAAGCAGTTCGCAGTCGGCCATCAGTTGCTCTATCAAGTCCTGTATCAGCAACTCTATATCCTCGTCACTCGCATTACTA